TACCACCAGCTCCTGCTACAGGTGCCGCATCAAAAGATGATGCATAAGCCCACTGTCGAACAAATGATGCTTCGGCGTGAGCCGCAGTTCCAACAAACTTTTTATCAAAAGTAATTGTTGAAGTTGTGTGTGTTGAGTTTGAACTATCTGATACGTCTGTAACAACTAGTTCTTGTCCACCAGCAATTACTGATTGACCTTCTGTGATACCATGTGTTGATGTGGCTTGTGCTACATCGATAGTACCAATTGCGCTTGATGCTGGAATGTTCAGTACTTCACTTACAGTAGTTCCTGCAAAAGATGCGTTATCGCACCATGCAACTTCGATATCATCGCCTAGTTTACCTACGTAAGCGCCTTCAAAGTTAGTACCACCTGATTTTGCACCGTTATCATGTACACGCTGAACATACAATGCATCACTGTATGATAAAAAATTCGCCGCTGTGAAAAAGGTTTCTGCATTCGACCAAGTTGTGTTGGCGAAAGGTTTGCCAAAACGATTTACTAGGTCAATTTCAGAGCCGATTAGGACGGGTTCGTCGGTTGGTCCCCAACGAAATACGCCAGCGATAGCACCTTCGGTTGTAGCCACTGCTGGTACAACTGTCGTTAGATCGATTTCGCTAACGTTAACTCCTGGACTTAATTGAAAAGCCATCTCATTTCTCCTTGTCTATTATGATTTATAGATTTCAAATCTTTGATCTTTGTCGTTATATTTATAAAAAACTCATCTCTAGTAATTAAACCAGTTTCTGAAATCCCTCTCTCCCATAAGCTCGGAGTCCTCTTCATGCATGTTGTTGAAGCCTACTGGTAGTAAACTCTCTAACATTTCATCTTCATTTCTTTGCTTTAGCTTATTCATTGTGTTGATATCAGTAATCTCTCTAAAGAAAGTTTGGTCTGACAACCAACCAAATAAGACTAAACACATGACTAGATCATCATGGTTACCTGATTCCGCTTCGTATGAGTTGCCTCTACGTGAAAACGTAGATAGTTCTCGTATTGTATCGTAATCATTAATTAAAATTTGATCTTGCTCAATGAGCATTTTTAGCATATTACAGCCAATTGACTTTACAGATTTTGTGGTTCTAATGCCCTTGTCAGTGGACTTACCAAACCCACCTGAGATTCTTTTACCTGCTCTGCCTGCTGATTCTGTGTGCATAAGAGTTTCGACTTCGAATTCATAGTGTAAAATTTCAGATACTTGTTCACCTATGTCATTAATCTCAATTAATGTGTATGCATCATTATATTGTTTTGTCGTTCTATATATTATTTCTGCATAATCTATTGGGGTGATCATATTGTCTCTGTATACGCAAACTTGTTTATAAGGCATGCTAGTCACATCTATTATTTGAAATGCTGAATAGTCTAGACCTTTTCCTCTAGATACGTCTACTACACATACATACGTATGATCGTCTTTTCTCTCTTCAAGTAGTTTGATACCTTCTGCTTCTGCAAGAGGCTCTTTCCATACTAAAGATTTTAGTTTAGAGCCTTCAATCAAAGTGCCTGATGACCCTAAAAATTGACACTCAAACTCTTGCGAAAACTTCTGATAGTCATTATCCATCGCCGCTAAAGTTTCGTCTTTCCACTTATCGTCACGACCTGGCACTCTCTGCCAAGGCACTTCGATAAAGATGTATCCATTACGACCTTCTTTTGCACCTTCACACGTTTTGTAAAAATGGTTCAGACCATTTGGTGTAGAGGTGAAAAGTATCTTTGTTGTATCACCTGATGATATCGTAGGGAAGACTGAAGCAAAAAATTCATCCCAGTTCTCGACAAAGGCTGTTTCGTCAATGTATAGAAATGAGATAGACTTACCTCGAATAGCACTAGAAGAAGTAGCACCTGCAATGATTTTACATCCATTCTCGAATTCAACGGAACCTTTGTTCCATTCAATGACACCTTGTTGCATCCACTTTGGGAGTGCTTCATACGCTATCTTAATCCTATCAAGTATTTCACGGGCGGCATCGCCCTTGTTTGCTAGTAACGCAACAGTCTTATAATCATTAAACAGTACGTAATGTAGAATGACTGCTACCGCTGTAGTTGTCTTACCTGCTTGTCTAGAGGTGTTTACAGTCACACGCCTGTTGTGTGTGATCGCTTCTATAATATCTTTTTGATAATCATACATCTTAATGGGAATGAGCCCATGATCAACATGTACGATTTTAATATACTTTTCAGAGAAGTAAGTGGGATCTTTAGCGCATTTGACAAACTCGGTAACCATCTCTTGATCAAACTCAATGGTCATACCTTTGCGCTTGATGTTTACATTACCGTTGTAACCCTTTATGTTACTTTCATCAACTATTGTCATTTTTCATATCTTTCAATAGTTGCTGAAGTTCAGCAGTTGACCCTACAAACAAATTATTATTTGTTACTGGCTTATTCTCTTCTGATTCTTCTGCTTTGACTTTCTTGTCACCCATAGATACTAAGTCTTTGTTCGCATCTACAAGTGTCTTCATCAATGTAGAAACAACTTCATACGCTCTAGGATGCTCAGATGCTTTTGCAACATCTAGCATATCCTCAAGTGCTTGAGTACCTTTTTCAATAACATTATAGAAGTTAGTTCTAGCGTAATCATAATCCCGCTCACTTCTATCATCTGCTACTACTATCTCTTGTTTTGGTTCATGCTCTACGACTTCACCCTGCAAGGGTGGTTTCATAGGTTCTAATCCAAGAGACTTACCAATCTCATCATCCATTACGCATCCTCTACTTGAACAATAAACGCCCAGTCATCATCAATATTTATGTCATTATAATCTACGGTATTGTCAGCAGAGGTTGTTGGTGTTCCGTTTGCAGTAAGTCCTGGTTGAGCAGTAATTTTCTCTTCTGCTTGCGTTGCGTCCATTGGCGCAAACACTGATGCTTCAGCGAACTTAATAACTTTACGATTTGATGTCGGACCAAAGTAAAATGCTTTCATAGTAAAGTCGAGTGTCCAGATTAGTGAACGTCTCTCTTCGAAGTTACCTTCGTAAACATCTTCTTGTGTTACGCTGTTGAGTACGATAGGAATGTCTAAGTACAATTCCATGTCATCTAGTATCTTAACAGTTGGTGTATACTCTGGTTGAAAGTATGGTAAAATCTGTTCTAAAATCTTTGTACCATCTTCGTTATACTTCGTCATGATGTTTAACTGAATATTTAAATCATATGGCGCAGGTGTATATTGTGAAGATAGAACGTTGTCTGTAGTTGCATTACCCTTAACATACTTCTGTAGCCCACCAATTTTTCTCTCTGGATTGAATGTCAAACCAGTTATCTCAAAAGACATGCGTGGTAAAGTGATAGAAGGTGATCGTAGATCGTTATCTGCTTCTAGTCTTGCAAGTAACTTCTGCATAGGTGCATAGTTAATTGGGACCTTCTGAGACAGCTTCAGAGCGCCTGTGTTGTCTTTTCTGCGGATAATGATATCATTGAATAGGGTTCCAAAGACAGCAATATATCTGCGAGTTGTTTCGTTATAAAAATGATTACCAAACATTAGAAGTTATCCTCTCCAAATGGATTGCTCTCAGAGAAGTCTAAGATGTTATCAGCAATCGTTTCAATTGTAGTGTTGTCTGCTACATCATCATATATCTCAACATTCTCTAGCTTATCTGCGTAGACGATAATCTCTCTACCCATGTATTCGTTACCAACACCAGACTGTAGATAGTAATACGAACCAGCGGTTGCAGGTGTCCAAGTAAGACCAGGAGTAGTATTAGCAACTCCAGGTGTACCTGTATATACAGTAGTGACAAGTGATCCAGCAGATGGTACAATTGTTGTGTGAATTTCTATCTGATTGTTCGCATTCGATGCATCGCTTTGATCGAATACGTATGTAGAACCAGCATATAAGTTTAGATATGGTGCTTCGTCTGCGCCTATGAAGAACGCTTTTGATGATCCCTGAGAACCATAAGGGTTAGTAACTGTCTTATCGTTAACTGATACTGTGTAAGTAGTTGTATCTGGTGATACAGTAAGTTGATACTCTGCGAAGTAATCATCGATGAATTCCTGACCAGTGTTGAATACTTCACCACTGTATTCGAGTAATTCACAACGCAAATCATAAGTTTGTAGATTACCCATTTGATAAAATATTGCTTCATGCTCTACGTGCATGACTTTAAAGAACTTGCGATTCAGAGGCATGTATATGATGTCGCCTTCGAATGGGCGAATTTGTTCTGAGTGTACCGCAACTTCTTGGTTAAATGATCGTATAGCGATAGTCAATGTCATGCTATCACGTATTTGTAGACCAAACTTAGATAAGAAGTCGCCTTCACCTTCAAAGCCATCGATGTTCTTCACGTACATTTCTACCATGAACGCATCGTTGTATTGTGGTAAATCGTCTTCGTTTAATAGATCGTCTTTTGCGCCTAGTGTTCTAGGAATATACCAAGTGTCTACACCATAGATACGAATAGACTCAATGACAAGATCCTCTATGAGTTCTTGCTCCATTGAGTTAGAGTAGTTTTCAAAGTAGAAATTCTTAGCCATAAGTCAATTATCCAATCATGTCTACAACTGGCAATGAGTAAGAAGAAATCATCTCTTCTTCAAGCCTTTGAATTTCCTCCCTAGCGTCTGCAAGAATTTGTTCACCATTAAACTGAACATTACCAGGTAGTGACATGCCTACAAACTTTGTAAGGTTTGAACCCCACTGAAATTTAATTTTAGCAGTTGCATAGTTCTGCAACCATCGATCTTTATATACGTCTGCGTACACTGTTGGATCAACAATACTGTAGCACTCTGCTACAATGTAGTCACCTTCTGTCAACAAACTCCAATCAGTGTCGATGTGTAGTCTATTGATGTGTCTGTTGTATCTGATAGGTTGTTTACCTACTAAGATTTCTTCCATAAACTGCAAATGTTGCATTGACATATAGAAGTGAGTCATGTTATAATTGATAAAATCATGTATGTTATTCAATACGAATTGATATTGTACGTTGAACATACCTGTACTTGCTGTGATACTAGAGCCTAAGTTAAATATATTAACTGCGCCAATAACATTCTCGGGCACTGTAATGTAACCATTTGTCTTATCAGCGGCTGTAATCTGATGCTTTAGAAATGTCTTCTCTGTACCGTCAAAGTGATAGTCCCAGTAATACGACAAAGCCTCATCGATACGATCATCTGCTTGATCTTGATCAACGTTAACTTCAATGACTGGCTTGCCTAGTTTACGTAAGCACCATTCTTTAAATTCTTGTCTTGTAGTAGGCTGTGCCATTTTTATTTCCCATAGTTAGATTACTCTACTATTTATAAAGCGTTGTAAGCGTCAATGACTTCCGAAGGAGTAGCATCTACGATTGCTTGTGCATCTGCACGTTCGGCGTTATCTTGTGTGATTAAAGAGTTTTCTATAGTCTGAGATTCAGGTTGTGAATACTGCTCTTCACCGTAAACTACTACATCAATAGTTGGATCTAGTGGTTCAATCTTAGATACTGTAACACGTGTCTCTGTTACATCATCAACTTCTTCAGTATCTTCATTGTATACCTGATCAATAACGAACACTTCTGTCACTTCTTCACGACCAACTGATACCTGATAGTGCGATAGGCGCTCTTGTGCTTTTGTATATTCTTTCAACTGAAGATCAAATAGTGCTTGACTCTTTCTACTGTTTAGTGTATCATTATCTATAACAGCTTTAGGATGAGCATCTTTGATTGCTTGAATCTCTGTTTTCCATGCGTCAATGCCTTCATGAAAAATCTTGTCTAACTGTTCAGACATAACAGGATATGCTTTGGCTCTTACTTCTTTATAAGCTTCTACTTCTTCTGTGTACTCTATCTCTGCAATCTTTTGAACAATCTCTTCTTGTGTTGGTTGAGTTTGCTCAGTGTCTGCCCAGTGAATTTTATCATCTTTTATTGACCACTGTGCGCCTGGAGCTAATGCTAATAATGCTTTTGCTATACTCATTGCTTTATCTCCTGCGCTGTTATACTTGTTATATGACCCACAAGTTGAGGAATTTCAACTGTTGAACTACTACTCTCTGATCTAAACCAAACTTCATATTTTACTGTGCCTGTCGTATTAGGAGAATCAGTGTATCCCATACATATACCAGCTTCTAGTCTATTATTCGTGCCACTTGCCGCTTGGTTTGTTCTTATTCCAGTGAAGCCCCAGGTGCCATTACCTAAATTTAGGCTTTGAGTTGAACCGTATCCATCATCAATAATTTGAAATAGCGTGGCAAATAGGTCATGGCCAACACTATTGTTATTATTACCTGAGGTCAACACAGATACTAGAATCTTACTGCTTTTGAATTTAGGAGATATTTCTACATAAAATCCAGTGCTAGTAAATGATGTACTATTAGTGGCGGATCTAGTGTTATAAGTCTCACTCACAGTTTGAATCACACTACCTGCAGGCATTTTTTCATAGGGAACATGAGTATAGTCGAGTTCATTCAACTTCTCACGTATATTTAGTTCCGGTTTATTTACAAATACTGTCATGTCTAGTCCTCTATTACCATACCGTTAGATGCACTAATTCCTACTGCCACTGGATTAGTTGTATTATCTACTCGCTCTAGACCACGAAATACTGATCTACCTTCAGTTGTTCCAGCATGAATTAGACCCGTGTCATCATCATAGTCCAATCCATTTATAGAATAGTTAGTGTTGTTTGGACTATACAATGTACACTTTGCGTTTTCTCTGAACAAGTGTTTTTCATCAGCATACATTTTTTTGATTTGCTCATTAGTTGGTGCTGTTTGAGAT